AGAGCCGCTTACAGACTTTCAGATCAGTACGATCAGGAAGTACTAGGCTACCTCTCAGGTTACAAGCAGTCAGCATTACACGCTAGACCAGACACAGTAAATGATGCTGTATCAGGTTCTAAAGCTGTATCAACTGCTGCTTCAAACGAACTGCTTGCAACTATGCAGGTAGACGCTGAAGACTTCAACGGTGGTTCTTCAGGCAACTCTATTGTTGTTCAGCCAAGAGGTATGGGCGATGGTGTTAACACCACTGCTGCACATGCTACACCTCTAGCTGTTATCAACAGAATGGGGCGAAAGCTTGACCAACAGTTTGTTGATAAAGAGGGAAGATGGCTTGTAATCGACCCAGTCTTTGCTGAATTGCTAAAAGATGAAGACTCCAGAATTATGAATGGTGACTTTGTTTCTTCAAAGGACGAACTCAAAAATGGAATGATCTTTAGCAACTTGCATGGCTTCAAAGTGTTCATGTCAAACAACCTACCTGAAGTCGGTGATGGTCCAACAGGAGCTACTTCTACAGGATCAAGCCACTTTGGTGTAATCGTTGCAGGACATAGTTCAGCAGTAGCCACTGCAGAGCAAATCAACAAAACAGAGACATATCGTGACCCTGACAGCTTTGCTGACATCGTCAGAGGTATGCATCTCTATGGACGTAAAATATTACGACCTGAAGCACTTACTCGTGCTTTTTATGTATCTAAATTCTAAGGAGTATTGAACTATGGCTACTTTTGACATGACCTCAAAAGACACTGCAGGAGTTAGTTCAGACTCTATAGCAGTGAATCAGGCTTCAAGAGCAGGTACATCCATGCGAATGGTGGAAGCTATTTTGGATATTTCTAAAATAACTAACTACTCATGCACAAATGGTGATATCTTTCAGCTTCTTGAAATACCTGCAGGTACGTTTGTTCTTTTTGCAGGAGCAGAAGTTCTAACTGCCTTTGATGGTTCTTCACCAACTGTGGACATCGACTTTGCCGCAGGTGATGACATCATTGATGGTGGTGATGTATCTTCTACAGGTTTCCTAGCAGAAGGTTCTAATGGACAGGCTAACGATGTTGTAACAGGGGCTGCATCAACATTTACACAACATGTCACAACTACTGACACTATTGATGTAAAATTGATTGCAAGTTCTGCTGATGTTACAGAGGGTAAGCTAAGACTATATGCATGTATCATTGACACCAATGGTGAGCATAAGCAATTAGCTGATGAAGTTGACAGGGATCAACTCGCCTAAATTATAATCTAGGGGGCAGGTGAAAGCTTGCCCTCTATTTTAATACAAAGGAATACTAATGGCAGATACAGTCACATCACAAACAATTTTAAATACACCTTACAGATTAGTTATGAAGTTTACCAACGTAAGTGACGGCACAGGAGAAAGTGCTGTTAATAAAGTAGATGTAAGTACATTTACTGCAGGTGAAAAAGCAGCAACATGCACAGGTGTAACAATAGATAGAATACATTTTGTAAATGACGGAATGAAAGTACAAATACTTTGGGATGCTTCATCAAATGTAGAAGCATACAAACTATTAGATACTGAAGGATATTATGACTTCTCACATTTTGGTGGATTACAGAACAATGCAGGTTCAGGTAAAACAGGTGACATATTATTTACAACTGTTGGACATGCTAACACGGAAACATATAACATCATACTAGATATGACAAAACAATCCTAAGAGGATAAAATGTCTGGAACATATCTAACACTTACAAACAGCACACTAGCAAGACTAAACGAGGTACAGCTAACTTCATCTAACTTTAGTAATGCTAGAGGTATACAGGTGCAAGCACAAAATGCTGTGAATGAATCTATAAGATATATTAATCAAAAAGAATATAACTTTCCATTTAATCACGCAACTGAAACAAAAACTTTAACAGCAGGATCAGTTAGATATAGCTTGCCTACATCAACTAAACATGTAGACTACAATACATTTAGACTAGTTAGAGATGAAGATTTAGCAACAAGTGGTGGTAAGTTATCTATTATTCAATATAACGATTACATAAATCAGTTTGTAACTCAAGAAGATGAAATAAACACAACAACACTAGATGGTTCACTAACAGACTCAGCAACTACAATAACCGTAGCCAGTACTACAGGATTTGACAGTACAGGCACATTACATATAGGTAATGAAGAGGTTACATATACAGGCACTTCATCCACAACTTTTACAGGTGTTTCACGTGGAGCAAATAGTACAACAGCTTCTGCTCACAGTAGTGGAGTACAAGTAGCCCAGTTTGATCAAGGAGGAGTTCCTAAAAGTGTGGTTAGATCTCCAGACAACAATTATCTTTTACACCCTTATCCTAATAAGTCATATTCTATAAAGTTTGACTATTACACTTTCCCAACAGACCTATCAGCACATGGAGACACAACAACTATACCTGCACGTTTTGATGCAGTTATAGTGGACGGTGCTACAGCTTTTGTATATCAGTACAGAGGAGAAACTGGACAGTATCAGTTAAACTTTGCACGATTTGAGCAAGGTATAAAGAATATGCAGTCCTTGTTAGTAAATAAATATGAATATGTAAGATCTACATATATACCAAGAACGCCAAGTCACGTACTAGACTTAAATCCAAGAGTGATGTAATATGCCTGATCTGTCGCAAGTACAACCTACAGCCTTTAACTGCCAAGGTGGATTAGTTTTAAATCGTTCTACATTTATGATGCAACCCGGAGAAGCATTAGAACTAGAAAACTTTGAGCCTGATATAGAAGGTGGTTATAGAAGAATAAATGGTTTTAGTAAATATGTAAATGCTGTAGTTCCACAAACAAGTTCTGCCACTGAACCTGTTTTAATGGTAGCTACGTTTGGTGATTTAGTTGTAGCAGCTAGAGGTGAAAAGATATTTAGTGCTACAGCAGGTGGTTCAAGTTGGACAGAACGAGATACTGGCAGAACAAGTGCAGGTACATATAGTTTTGAAAGATTTAACTTTGATGGCAATGATAAGTTAATAGTAGTAGATGGAGCAAATGCTCCTGCTGTATTTCCTAGTAACATGGGAACACCAACAGATGTAGGTGAAAGTTCAGTAGATGGGGCAAAGTTTGTAACTGCATTTAAGAATCACATGTTTTATGCAGGAATGTCTGGTAAACCTCAAGAGCTAGTACATAGTCAAGGGGGAGATGAAGATGCCTTTAGTTCAAGTGCTACTTTACCTGCAGGAACTATCACTATTGACGATACCATTGTTGGACTAAAAACATTTAGAGAAGATTTATTTGTATTTTGTGAAAACAGAATATTTAAGATTACTGGAAGTTCAGGCACTGGCAGTGATGCATTTTCAGTAGTACCTGTTACTAGAAAAATTGGTTGTATAAATGGTAATACAATACAAGAATTTGCAGGTGACTTAATATTCTTAGGACCTGATGGTTTGAGAACAGTTGCAGGTACAGCAAGAATTGGTGACGTTGAACTTGGTACAATTAGTTCTAATGTTCAGTCTATATTTGATGCTAACCTAGCAAACGCATCTGAGTTTCAAAGTGTAGTTATACCAGATAGATCACAGTACAGAATATTTTTTACTAAATCAACTACGGCTGCAAATTTAACAAAAGGTGTTGCGTGTGTTTTAAAAGGACAAACGTTTGAGTTTTCACAATTAAGAGGTATAAGACCTGCATCTACAGACAGTTTTGTAAAAGCAGGGGATGTTATAGTTTTACATGGTGACTTCTCTAATGGTTATGTATACAGACAAGAACAAGGTAATACTTTTGATGGCACAGCAATACTGGCAAAGTATAGAGGACCTGATTTAACTTTTGGTGATGCAGGTATACGAAAGCACATGCAACGTGTAATTGTAAACTTTGCACCAGAGTCAACAATAGATGCAGATTTATTTTTACGATATGATTATGAATCAGCAGATTCTGCAAGACCTGCAGCTTATGCATTAGATTCTGGAGATATTGCAGCTATTTATGGAACAACCACGTATGGTACATCTTCTTCAGCAGTTGGTACATATGGTGGTGCATCACAGCCACTGTTTAGACAATCAGTAGAAGGATCAGGATTTGCTGTGGCACTAAGAGTAAATGATGGTGGAGAAACAGCACCATACTCACTAAAAGGATTTCAATTAGAATATCAAATAGGAGCAAGAAGATAAATGGGAGCAACATATACAAGACAGTCCTCATACTCTGACGGTGACACAATCACAGCAGCCCACACTAATGACGAATTTAATCAGTTATTAGCCGCCTTTGCATCAAGTTCAGGACACACACATGATGGCACTGCAGCCGAAGGTGGTCCTATCACAAAATTACTTGGCACATCTCTAACCTTTGGAGATGGGACTGCAGGTACAGATATCACTGTAACATTTGACGGAGAGTCAAATGATGGTGTACTCAAGTGGATGGAAGACGAAGACTACTTTGAGTTCTCTGATGATATACTCGTAGCATCCACAGAAAAGCTACAGTTCCGTGACACAGCTATCTACATCAACTCTAGCACAGATGGACAGCTTGACCTTGTAGCTGACACAGAAATACAACTTGCAGCAACTACAGTAGATTTAAATGGTAACTTAGATGTATCAGGTTCACTTACATTAGGTGGAACTGCTATAACATCTACAGCTGCAGAACTAAACATATTAGATGGTGTAACAGCCACAGCGTCTGAATTAAATATACTAGATGGTGTAACAGCCACAGCAACTGAGCTAAACATCATGGATGGTGACACTTCTGCTTCATCAACAACATTGGCAGATGCTGACAGAGTTGTAGTAAACGATGCAGGGACAATGAAGCAAGTTGCCCTGACTGACTTTGAAACATACTTTGAATCAGTACTAGATACTCTTTCAAATGTTACAACTATAGGCACACTTGATAGTGGTGCTATATCATCTAACTTTGGCAACATAGATATAGGCTCTAGCAATCTTACAGCTACAGGCACAGTGTCTCTTGGTGCTACGTCTTTTAACGATAATAACATAACAAATGTAGGCAGTATACAAGCAGACAGTATTGCAGGTGATGCAGATACTAATACAAGCATAACATTCTCTGGCTCTGATGTTATTACAATGGCAACAGGTGGCACTACTGCTGTAACTGTAGATGCAAGTCAAAACGTAACTGTAGCAGGTGATTTAACAATCAGTGGTGATGACCTGACTATGGGAACAAACACATCTGGTCATTTACTTATAGCAGATGGCACAAACTTCAATCCTACTGCTGTGGGGGACTTATCTGAAATATCTACTGTTGCTAACGATGATGTCTTCTTAGCTGTAGACACATCAGGTGGTGGACTAAAGAAGATAACACGTAGTACCATCGTATCAGGTTTGGCTGTTGGTGGTGTAGCTTTATCAAACATTGTAGAGGATACAACTCCACAGTTAGGTGGTGACTTA